GCGCAACTGACGCTTTGCCTCTTCAAGCTGTTCCCTAAGTTGGCGCGGCGTCGGGCGCTTCTTTTGGTCACACTTCGATGCGGGAGTATCGACAAACTTCATGCCGGCCTCTTCAATTCTTCATTCATTTCACGTAAGCAGTGACGATCAAGCTTGCGGTGGAATGCCGCAATGGCGCAGTTGTCGTAACGTCGCCTTGTCTCTTTCTTGCCTGCGAAATAAGTGCGAAATTTGTTTTGCTTTTCGATTTTACTCACGATCAATTCTCCACTGACTTCACAATTTCGATTGTCGCGCCTTTAATAGCGCCGATGCGTCGGGCTTCGCCTTCCGCATCGTCTTGTGCAGATCGAAGTTTGACATTGCCATACTTGCAATTGCCAAACTTTTCGTCAACGGCGACCTTCTTGATAACCACCAGCGATGTTCCGTTGGCTGACGTTATTGCGTCGCGCTCAACGGTCATTTCACGAAGCCTAGTGCCTATGGATTGGAAAGCGCCGATTTTGAACTGCCAGCCGATTCGCACGGAGTAGGCAGTCATCCCTATTCCGTTCATATACTCTTTGCAAAGCCGGTTGACAGCTTCGTTGAGTCTGTTGAACATTTGTATGGCCAACTCGACATCCGACTTGTAGCCCATGAACATTATACGCTTTCCGCGCTGCAGCAGGTCGGTTGCTTTCTTTTTATAGGTGACATCGCCAAATTCAAAACGCGATTGGCAGTCGTTATACTCTGCTACTTGGACGGCAAAAATGTTCATATATTGCGGAACTGCCGCGTAAAATCGCGTTGCCGGCCCCGTTGCAAAATCCTCCTCAATCCGGTTGCCGATGTCGAATTCATCAAGCTGATGCTTGTCCATGAGGTTGCGCGCACGCTCTGCAGCAATCGCAGCTTCGTTCGGGCTGGAGGCGTCTGCGGCCATACGCAAAAGCTTGGCGATGCGGTCTTTGATCTTGTCAAGGTCTTGGAAGTCCATTCTGTGCTTTCTGGTTGTTAGTTGAGTTTTTTAATCTTGAATTCAAGCTGATGATCGACTGAGCGCCAAACAAACACGCCTGATACGTGTCCAAACCCTTCTTTCACGCTACTCGATTCTGCGAGAACGAACATCTGGCTGCGACTCCTGGCTACGTCACCTGCCAACTTTTCGATAGACCTTCTGGCGGCGTTCCATTTCGAGCGGGTATCAACCAACTCGCCATTCAACGTAATCTCAAAAATTTCGCGCTTCATTCTAGGCTTTCTGTTGGGTGTTGGTTGCCATGAAAGAATTATGCCTGAAATTTTGATCGAAGTAAACTAATTCATAAATATTTTTTCTGATACAAATTTGCACAATGAAATCAACACGTTATCCTTTCATTGCCTAGTGATGGCCTGGCACCCTATAATACGCCGGATAAACACCTGGAAGGGCGCAAATGAAGCGATTTCTGGCCAAGTTATTTGGCAAAAAGGACCAAAGCGTCGATGTACAAAAGGCGGCTTTAGCGGCTGCCATGAAAGATCGAAACGATGACCCGCTCGATGTGACGGCAAGAAGTAAAGGTTGGCGTACAGACGCGCCAAACCCGATCAAGGCCACCATTGACGACTTCCCGATCTATCAACCGCGCCAGTCCGCAACATTTGACTCTGCTGGAGTTATGGTGATGGACGCGGAAGACGCGCCGGTGATGTCGAAGTTGAATAGCCAATACGCGGTGCCAGACCAACTTCAAAACTGGTTCATGTCGCAAAGTTTCATTGGCTATCAGGCTTGCTCAATCATCGCTCAACACTGGCTGGTTGACAAAGCCTGCTCCATGCCTGCTGAAGACGCGATCAGAAATGGTTGGGAAATCAAGGCACTTGGTGAAGATAAAGCGTTGAGCAAGAACGACCTTGACGCACTACGGTCACGTGACGTTCCATTCAAAATCAAGCAAAACTTGGTAGAGCTAGTTCGGTTCAAAAACATATTCGGCATCCGAATTGCCATGTTCAAAGTAGACAGCGACGATCCGCTGTACTATGAGAAACCATTCAACATCGACGGCGTTACGCCAAACTCATATAGAGGCATTAGCCAGATTGATCCATACTGGATGACTCCAATGATGACTGCTGAATCAGTAGCAGACCCATCTGGCATTCACTTCTATGACCCTGAATATTGGGTCATCAGCGGCAAGAAGTATCACAGATCGCATCTGATTATAGCCAGAGGCCCGCAGCCTGCTGACGTTCTGAAGCCAACGTATGTGTTTGGCGGCATACCTTTAACCCAGCGCATCTATGAGCGCGTCTACGCCGCAGAACGCACTGCTAACGAAGCGCCGCTGCTTTCTTTGAGTAAGCGAACGACCGCACTTCATGTTGACGTGGACAAAGCCCTTGCAAACCAGAGCAAGTTTGAAGAAAAGCTGATGTTCTGGGTGAAGTATCGAGACAATCACGCGGTGAAAGTGTTGGGCAAAGATGAGACGATGGAGCAGTTCGATACCAGTCTATCGGACTTCGATTCTGTCATTATGAATCAGTTCCAATTGGTTGCCGCAATTGCAAAAGTTCCTGCGACAAAGCTGCTTGGCACGTCACCGAAGGGCTTCAATGCCACTGGCGAGTTTGAGACCATATCGTATCATGAAGAGTTGGAATCAATTCAGGAACACGATATGGCACCGATGATCGAACGCCACTATTTGATTCTAGGTCGTTCGCTTGGCATAACCACCAAGCTGACAGTTGTGTTTGAGCCTGTGGACTCGGTATCTGCGACGCAACAGGCCGATCTGAACGACAAGAAGGCGGATACACGCCAGAAGTATATCAACATGGGTGCGACATCAGCGGATGAGGTGCGTGACGTTCTCCGTGATGACAAAAATTCCGGCTTCAATCGCCTGTCCAGTGAAGAGGCAAACGAAGCGCCTGGGATGTCGCCAGAGAATCTTGCCAACTTCCAAAAGGCAGGCGCGGCGGAAGAAAAGGCCGGTGCTGCAGAGACTACGGCGACTGAAAAAGGTGGCCAGCAGCCTGCAGCAAAGCCGCCAGAAGACGACGCACCGAGCGCCCATGTAGGAGTGTCCGATCCAAGCCAACCGGAACCGCCTAAGCCTTCTAAGCCATCGGCACAGGAGCCACCAGACAACGCAGCAATGTCAAGCCTTGTCAACAGCCTTTTCGAGCGCTTGACGGCGCTTGAGCAGCACTTGGTACCAGAAGGGCAAGATATCCAATACGATACAGCACCAGCGACTAACCGGACATCAAAGCCAAGTGTGACAGGACTGGCAGGGTCTGTGGCCGGTGCGATCTTGTCGCAGACCGATCCGACGAAGCATCCAAAAATGAAACTTGGCGGACTTTTACTTGGCATTGAAAATCCGCGTGGCACTATTCGGCAAGGCATGGATTTGGACGGAAACAATTGGTCGTCAAAAATGCCGCATCACTATGGATATATAAAAGGTGTTGCCGGTGCCGATGGTGATGAGTTGGACTGCTTTGTCGGGCCAAACCTGAAGTCTGATCAGGTATTCGTCATCAATCAAAACGATCCTAAGACTGGCGAATTTGACGAACACAAATGCATGCTTGGGTTTGACGCGCCGGAAGACGCCAAAGCCGCATATCAATCGTCGTATCAAGACGGCTGGCAGGGCTTTGGGGATATGATCCCGATGTCTATGGCCGACTTCAAGGCCTGGGTGAGTGATCCGAATGGGTGTACAATGCAGCTTCAAGCCGGTTCGGGTTCTGGTAACGAAGTGTTGGCGAAAGAGACTGGCAAATAACCGTGGCATTCAAAGCCTCCAAGAAGCGTGAAAAGAAGGCTCCAGAGCCGGTAGGCAAAGGCACGCCCCTCATTCCATCTGCTGCGATCCGGTCATGGTATCAGCAGCAGATGGATTCAATCATCGCGGCAATGGTGCGCGATTACAAAGAGCAAATAACAAAAGCACTTAATCACAAAGGCGTGAAGGAATTCTTTTCAACAGACGCTGCTGCCAATTCCGTCCTGAAACAGACGATGCAAAGTCTGAACCAGAAATGGGATGACATATTCAAAGGTTTTGCGAAATCCACTTCTAAAAAATTTGTTGACGACTCTGATGTGCACGCGAAAGCGACCGTTCAATTCAGCCTGAGTACGGCAGGAGTGGAACAGCCGACTGTCGCCTATAACGAAGCCATTGCCAACACGTTAAATGCTGCGCAAGACTTCAACCACACGTTGATCACCGGCATTCACGCTGACGTTCATGAGAAGATTTACAACGCGGTGATGCTATCTCTTACGTCGCCAAACCCGGAAGAGCAAGGGCAGTCCGGCATTGAAGCCGCCCTCAAAGAGGCTGGCGGATTCGCTAAAAATCGTGCCAATCTTATTGCGCGTGACCAGACCAGCAAGCTATACAGCGCGTTGAGTGATGAGCGCATGGAGCAGAACGGCATTGACGAATTCGAGTGGATGCACTCATCAGCAGGGAAAGTTCCGCGCCAAACGCACATCGATAAAGACGGAAAGATTTTTAAGTTGAACGATCCGCGTCTGTGGGAAGGCCCAAAGGCAGACCAGGGGCCGCCAGGATGGGCTATTCGCTGTCGCTGTAGGAAGCGTCCAATTATAAGATGATTTTGAGCTGAAAAGTCTGATTTAACTCAAAAGATGGAGTATCATATAACTAGATCGATTTGATCTTAACTTTTAAGAGGTATTGAAATGGCAACTACAAAATTGGCTGGCGTTCGCGCCCTTGATGCTCTGAAGTTAACAATTGCGACGATTGACGCAGTTAAACACGACCCTAAGAACGGCCAGTTCACCGGCGGTTCTGGCGGTTCTGGCGGTTCTGGCGGTTCTGGCGGTTCTGGCGGTTCTGGCGGTTCTGGCGGTTCTGGCATACCAGCCAGACCCTCTGGCAAACGCGGCGACCCTATCGAGCCTGACAACCCCGCATATGCAGGCATGCCCCATGGCGGCACCGTCGGCCACATCGCAGCGAGAGCCGCATCAACAAAAGGTAAAGAGCAAGCGGCGTGGAAGGTAGCTCAAGAGGCGTCAAAGGCGTATGTAAAATCACCGACTAAGGAAAACCTACATGCAATGATAGAAGCTATGCCAGGACAGAGCGATTTCAAAAGAAAGCGCAAGACCAGCTAACCGTCCGCTATCCTTGCGGACTTCCCGAACTTGCGGCTTGTAATTTTACAGCCGCAAGTCTATTTCCCGATTGTAATCAATAGCTTATCACTGAAATTGCGGAATTGCGGATTCTCCTGCAACTTTCAACCATATAGGTACGTATAAATCGTATATCTTTTAAATCTATAATATATCCGCAAGTTCGCAATTTAGACATACACTCTGAAATAAAAACAACAACTTAGGACTTGCGGTTATTCAACTTGCGGCAATAACTAGGCAAAGAAAACGCAATCACGATGACCAGGGTGACGGACACAAACCGCCCGATGAAATAAAAATCCAAGACATATTGCCGCCGTAAGTATTCACCGGATATACTACGCACGAATATGTAACTGGACAGCGCGATGCCAACAGCAAGAGAGGTTGATAAAAACGGGTTCCTTATGGTCAAGGGGTGCCCAATATCGTCTTTCGGAATCTTTGACTATAGTGCGGGTCAACTCGGCCTGGACGGCGATCCGAGCCGAATCGTCAAAGTGCATAGGCCCGAATCGGCGGTTAGCGATCCAGAAGCGATTGCTAGCTTCATGAATGTCCCTCTGATCAATGATCACGAGATGCTCTCTGGGTTTCAAAAAGACCAGACCGCAACCGCGCCTGAAGATTACGGCATATCTGGCATTCTCACCTCAAATGTATATTACGACGCGCCGTGGATGCGCGGCGATATCAAAATGTTTGCGCGTGACCTGCAGGCCGATTTGGCGAGTGGAAAAAAGGATTTGTCGCTTGGATACTCTTGCGACTTTGAAGTTAAGCCGGGTGTGTTCAATGGACAGGCTTATGAAGTCGTTCAAACGAACTTGCGCGGAAACCATATTGCGCTTGTGGATGAGGGTCGTGTCCCAGGGGCAAGAGTGTTGGATGGTCTCTGTTTTGACCATCTGCGTTTTGATGTAAGACCATCCGATAAGGAATATGACATGGCAAAGACAGTAAGTAAGGCAACGGTGGACAGCGCCGTTGACAAGCTGAAAGAACTTCTGCCTGCTCTCAACCAACTCTTTAATGAAGAAGGCACCGAGCCTGCTCATCAAGAGGCGGCAGGCGCAGGCGGGGAAGCTAGCAGCACAGAAGCCCCCTCAGCAGACCCAGCAGACCCAGCAGACCCAGCAGACCCAGCAGACCCAGCTGACGACGGTGACGACGGTGACGACGGTGACGACGGTGACGACGGTGAAGGCGAAGAAGGCGGTGTGAACCAACTCATCGCAGACGTAGAAGCCGTCTTGGCGCAATTGAAGGGCATGATCCCAGCAACCGACGCAGAAGGCGAAGGCCCAGACGATCCTTCTGCTGGCGAAGCGCCAGATTCGGTTGAAGGTCTGAGCACCGGCACTGCCGCTCCTGTGACCGGCAAAAAGCCCGAAGGCAAGCTGACTGCTGACGCGGCAATCAAGCGCTTCTATGCCGATGTCGCAGCAAAGACTGCCGTCTATGACCGCCTGTCCAAAGTCGTCGGCGCGTTTGCCCACGCCACAATGGACTCCAAACAGATTGCCGCCTATGGCGTCAAGAAGTTGGGTCTGCGGTGTGCAGCTGGCCACGAAGCCGTTGCCCTGGACGCTTATCTGAACGGAATCGAAGCCGCCCAGAAAGCCACAAAAACCATCGCCAAGGCCCGCGTTGCTGATTCGGCAGCAGCAACAGCGGAACTTGACGCATACCTGGAAGGGAAATAATAATGACTTTTCAAACGTCAGTACAACGTCAATATACCACCGGCTTCCCTGGCGAACTCGCCAAGGACGGCCCGACGCGTGCCAAACAAGGCCGTATCAATTCGGTCACGATTGGCAACGATCCTGGCGCGTCCACAAACCGAATCAGCCGTGCATTCGGTTTCGGCGCGGACATCCCAGCAACCGGCACCACCAAATCCGAAATGGGCGCACTGGTTGTCGTCGGTGCGCCCGTATTCTACGGCATCTTGGCAAACCCGAAACACTATGCGCTGCAAGGCACATCGTCTGGCGGCACCTTGGCTCCGTCGCTGGATTTGCCGATTGGCGCTGATGGCGAGTTCGTGGACATGGCAACCGGCTTGATTTCCGAGTTGTTCAACGAAACGACTGGCGCAAAGACGATGAACTTTGGCGACCAAGTGGCGTATGTGA